AACGGTTTTATTAAGAAGAAGCTGGAACAAAGATTGTCTATGCTATCAGGTTCGGTTGCAGTTGTTAAGGTTGGTGCTGATTCTAAAGTTGAGCTCAAGGAAAAGAGGGATAGGGTTGAAGATGCTATTTACGCAACCAAAGCAGCACTAAAAGAAGGTATAGTGCCTGGTGGTGGTATTGCACTACTGAATGCTTCGCAAAGCATCGAAAGCGAGAGTATAGGTGAAGAGGCGCTACTTGAAGCTATAAAGTCTCCTTTTGAAGTAATCATGAATAACGCTGGCTTTGAAACTATGGGTTGCCCAGATACAGAAGGCGTTGGTGTTAACGTGGTAACCGGCAAAGAAGTAAACATGATTGACTCTGGTATTATAGATCCAGTGCTAGTAACTAAATCAGCGCTCAAGAATGCAGTGAGTGTTGTAATGACTATTGTTTCTGCAGATTGTGTAATTTCAAACGCTAGAGCAGATGAAAGCAATTAACCACTACGTAGTTGTAGAAAAGATTAAAGTTGCAGAGAAGAAGGTATCTGGCTTTATATTTAACGAAGAAACCAACAAAGATGATAGATACCTTAAAGGTAGAGTTATTTCAAAAGGTAACTTAGTAGAGTGTATAAAAGAAGATGATACTATATGGTATGACAAGCACGCTGGCCACGGAATAGATTATGAAGATAAGTTTTATTTTGTTATAAAGGCAAGTGATATTGTATTAGTAGATTAAACATAAACCATAAACTTTAATCCTTAAACAAAAAATCACAATCAACTAATTATTAATCATTAAAAATTTTAAAAATGAAAAAATTTTTGTATTTTGCATCAGCTGCTCCAGAAGGTACCACAGCAACTGAAGAAGTGGTTTGCTTTCCTGCTGACCAGTTGTCTCATCTTGAAATGGCGACAGCAACTCAATTAAGAGTTTATTTTGAGTCTAGTCAAGAAAATGACGCTGACTCAGGTATAGATGCAGCTCACGCTGTACTTACTATTACTTCTGGTAAGCACAAAGAAGTTATTGAAGCTATTACTGGAGCTATTGCTAGCGCTAATGCTATTAACGCTCCTATGATTGTTGTGGCTGACAGTGAAAACGCTAAGTTTTTACACGCTAATATTGTAAATTGCGCTTCAATTTCAGTAGTTGACGCATCATAATAAATGCGATTAACATCTCACGATTTGCGTGAATTAAAAATCCTAAAGTATTACAGGCTCACTAGAAAGTGGGCTTGTAAGACTTACGGGTTAACAGATGCTGATCTTGAACTCTTAATATACTTAGACTGCAAGAACAGATTTACGAGACAAGAATTTATTGATGGTACTTATACCATGAGCTGGGATAAAACTCGGTGGGACAAACTAAGAAGACTAGGCTGGATAGAAGTGTGGCGCCAACGAAATCGCACGACGATTAAATATAGCGTTTTTAAAACTTCTTTTAAATGCAGCCAACTTATAAGTAGAATATACAGGATACTATTAGGCGAAGAAGATATGCCGGTATCAGATAGAAGTGTATTCTATAACAACAAGTCATATACAGATAAGGTTTTTAACAAAGCCATTGATGATATGATTAAAGACCCTCAAAGATAATGGCTTTTAAACTAGGATCAAATAAAGGATTGCAGGCTGATGGTGGAAACATTAAAAGTAAATTTGCTTTTAAAAAAGGAGACTCTACTATGGTTCCTGGAACTCCTATACACAGAGTTAACCTAGAGGGTACAATACAAGGTGAAGCAAACATGGACGGGTCTATATATATAGATAAGAGTATTACCCCTGGCTCCGAAGAAGAACAACACGTGCTAGTTCATGAAATGCAACACATAACAGATATGAAGACCGGAAGAACAACGTATAACGATGATTTTGTTATACATGATGGTCAGAGATGGAGAAGAATTAATGGTGAAATAATAGACCCACACACGGGTAGATCCGTACCAGAAGGTGGAGATTTGCCTTGGGAAAATAACAAATTGTAAAGCAATAAATAATGAGCAAAAGAGACTACAAAGATTCACAGACAATAAACGAGTACAGAACATTAGTTGCCAAGCCTAGTAAGACTCCAGCTACAATCACCGTTGCTACAGCAGAAAAAAGAACTAGAGCTGAGCTTCTGGATATGGTAGAAGAATTGTTTGAGGAAAACAAAGACTGGGCAACAGCAGATAAAATACCTTCTGGTGATATAAACCTAGAAAACTTAAGAGCTTTACTACATATATTAATAAAAAGCGTACCTAACACTTTAGATAGAACATAACATGATACAGAGTTTAGTAGGAGGTTTGTTCGGCAAGGTCTTAGACAACGCGGAAGGTATACTTGATAAGGTAATTACGACTGACAAAGAGAGAGACGAAGCTAAGTTGGCATTGAAATCAATAATGTTAGAAGCAGAGCGTGAAGCTTTTGCAAAAGAAGTTGAAGATCGTAAAGATGCACGTGATCTATATAAAGACGATGCTATTATTCAAAAGGTATTAGCAACACTATTTACAGTAGCATACTTTGGTATTACTTACGTAATGTTCAATTACTTTGTAAACAAAACAATAGACTTAGGCGAATTTGAGATTAGCTTTATATCTACAATATTTGGCGCGATGAGTGCTAAAGTAAATACAATAATAGACTTCTTCTTCGGTGGAAGTTCAAACAAGAACGATAAAACAAAATAAAATTATGGGAATTAATTCAACAGAGGTAAGTTACGGATTTGGTCAAATGGGATCTGTATTTACTAAAGCTGCTAGCGACGCTATAATACCACCAACGAACGCTGTTTTTGTAGCAATAACTATGTTAGAAGATACTACGTTTGATGCAGATGGACTTAAAGTAGAAACGCCAACTAAGTTTTTAAACGGATCTGCTGTCATATCAAACGATCTTGATGCTGGTAGCGAAACCACAGACGGAGGTTCAGGTGGAGTAAGAGTTGTAAACTCTACAATATTTCCAAAGGGAATAACTATATACGGTAGGTTTACTGAGATAGACGTTAACGCTGGTTCTATAATAGCTTACATAGGTCAATAATGATAGGTTTATCACTAGGAATAAGTAGCTCAGTAGTATCTGAAGCAGGCGTAGCCATAGAAGACTACGTATTCGACTTAGTCGGAGGTGAACTTACGCCTAGAAGTAATATAACTAGCAACCAACCAGACTTTAGTGATGTTTGGGAGGCAGGTTTAGTTGAAATTACTCTTGACGCAAGTCCAACTTCGGAAGGTTATTTCGACATTGACGGCAACGGAGACGTACAACCAATAGCATAAATAAAAAAACAATAAAATGGCAACAAAAAATATAGTCCCAAGAGCGGACAACGAGGGTAATTTAGGTTCAACAGCGAAGAGATGGGTTAGCTTTACTGGAAACAAAGTAGACTTAGAGCTAGCAACTACTCAAGCTAAATTTGCTTTCGATGGAACTAGCAATGCTACTATAACCGTAGCCGATGATAGTAACACTACTATAGCTACAGCTGAAACTGGAAACATAGTATTAGACGCTGGAGGTAGTATAGAGTTAAACGCAGACAGTGGTAGCGTTAACATTAAAGACGCTACTACTACGCTAGCTGTTATTGGAAGCGAAAGCTTTATACCTACAGTAGAGTACGTTAGAGTGTTAGGCTTTACAAGCGAATTGAGTACCACGAACGTAGTTGGACCAGACATTTCTCAAGGATCAACATCGCACGTTTTTTCAGATGTTCTATTTGCCAATGGAGCTGCTGAGCAAGTAAGTAATCCTTTCAAAGCGGTACAAGCGGCTCAACTGGTTGCTGGTAGAGCGGGATACATAAGAAATTTAAAAGGATACATTGCTGGGACAACGGATCAAACTGTAACATTTAGAGTGTTTAAGACTCATCCAACAAACAACAGCGCAGCAGCGTTGGCTTTAACTGAGCTAGGTGCAGATGAAGGTAAAAACATTGCGATGACAACCACGGCAAGTGGAACTAGTATCTCGATGGATTTTGATTATAATGCTATCGCTGGAGATGATCTTGATGCATCTACAGCTGCTTTTGCTGCTGACGATATTATAATAGTAGGTCTTCAAAACTCAGATACAACAGCAATGACATGTAGATTCTGTTTAACGATGGAAGTTGTATATACTGCTACTAGCTAACATTGCGGTGTAGCAAGTAATAATATATAATAACTAATTTAATGGCAATACTAACCTACATAGATTCAATTCCTTTATTCTCATCAAAGCAAGAAGCTTTATCCTGGGGTATTACTAAAAGTTTAAAAGGATACCACACGCACTCTTATGATGGTGTAAATGGATTTATGGCCGGTTGGAGTCACAAGTCTTTATCTAGGTCTATGAAACTAACTCTTAGGCAACAAAGAGTTACTAGACTAGATCCAAATGTATCTAAATCAACAAATAAAACTTTAGTAGTCTCATCTAAGCTTAGTAATATAGATCAAGTAATAACGAACCTAACTGTTACAGAAGAAAACTATCAGTATGCGGAAGATTTGGTAAATGACAAAATACTAGACTTAAAAGAGGCTATAAACAAAGCTGACATAGAAATAAACCGCATTAAAAAAGAAATATCAAAAACTAGAGATAAAAATCTTATTGAAGCGCTAAAACTAGGCTCTGATTCCGTTTTGTATCAAAAGACTTTGTTAGCAAGGCAGTATGCGCAAATTGAAAGCAAAGATGTAGTTTCTGCTGTAGACTATATAACACGTGAAATCACGGAGCTACAAAGACCAGGGTCTGACTCTGAATATATAGAAGACGTTGAATCCGCAGTTAGAACTATAGTTACATCTGAATCATTTTCAGTATCCGAGTCGTCAAAAGATTATGTTAAGCCTAGTTTAAATGACAAGCAAAAAATAGCAGAAAAAGATGCTAAAAAAGTAGTTGTAGAAAAAGCAGTGTTGAAGAAACCAAAAAGAGTAATAGATCCTAGAGCTAGAAGAACATACTCTTCTGGCTACTAAACAAACTAACTAATTAAATTAAATAAAATGGCAAAAAGAAAAACACCTAAAACAGAAAAGATTGTAGATTTAGCCTCGGCTAATAAAATAGATTCTAAAGAGCTAGTTGAAGTCCAGCAGATGGTAAATGCTTTGCAAATGGCTCAAAAAGATCTAGGTATAATAGAATCAAGAAAACACGCACTGTGTCATGATATAATGAACATGGGGGCTTCTATAGATGACCACTACAGCACACTTACTAAAAAATATAATTGCAGTGATATAGATATAAACACTGGTACACTTAAATTCAATAAAGATGCAGACAGCGATAATAAGAAAGATAACAATAGGTAAAGACTACAAGATAGACGCTATGCACTACTCGGTAGGGCAGGAAGTCTACGGTGGCCACACTATTTGTGATATTTTAGAAGAAAAAGATAAATATTCTATATACATAAGAAAAGGTAAAAATGTTATACCTTGGAAAGACTTTAACAAAAATATGGCTGTATCAATAGAATACAATCTAGAGTATTAATGCAAAGTGTATATCAGTTTTTAATAGAGCCGGTTGGTGGTAGGTATAATAATGAAGTGGATGTGGATGGTAAAAGTTTAATATTAAACTCCGAAAACAGTAACCACGAGTATACTAATAGACTAGCGAGAGTTGTTTCTTGTCCTAAGTTAAACAACACTAAAATCAGTGATGGCGATGAAATAATAGTTCACCATAACGTTTTCAGAAGGTGGAACGACGTTAAAGGCCAAGAAAAAAACAGTAAGTCGTATTTTTCTGATGGCTTGTACCTAGTCTCTCAAGATCAAATATTTTTAATAAAAAAGAAAGAAGGCTATATAGCTATGGAAGGCTTTAGTTTTCTGCAACCTTTGTTAAACGAAGATGAGTTTAGTTCTGACAAAGAAAACCCAACCGTAGGTAGGGTAGTGTACTCTGACGGATCTTTCAAAGAAGGAGAAGTGCTAGGCTATACTCCATTTTCTCAATATGAGTTTATAATAGATAAAAAAAGAGTATACAGAGTTTACAATAAATTTATTACAACTAAGTATGAATATCAAGGAAACAAAGAGGAGTATAATCCAAGCTGGGCATAGAGCTGTTGAAGAACTTATTAAAGTTGCAAAAGAAGCTATTGTTGATGGTGATGATGACATTACTGCCGATAGACTTAAGAACGCTGCTGCTACAAAGAAGCTCGCTATCTTTGATGCCTTTGAAATACTTAATCGTATACAAGAAGAAGAAGCTTTGCTCGAGGGCAAGGTTGTTGAGAAGAAAGAGAAAGTTTTTAAGGGCTTTGCCGAAGGTAGATCTAAATAATGTACGAGCAAGATTTATACAAGATAATAGAACCTATAAAAAACACTACAATAAGTAGGTTGAATAAAGGTAAAAAGTGGACTCACGGATACAACAAAGAACATGATGTTATAGTTTTGTCTACCACAGGTCAAATTGGAGAAATATACGACATACAAGGCTTGCGAGTAGCATTGCCAAAAGCGCCTAAAAACGTTTACTCTAACGCAGATAAAAAGTGGAAACAACTTGAAAAACCTGAGGTACTTAAAAAGATTAAAACAATATTTGATTGGAAAGCGTATCCGGAAGACCAGAAAGAGCAATGGCACGACTACATCGACGAAGAGTTCGATAGACGCAACGGTGGTTTTTGGTTTAATAATAATGGAACGTCTACGTACATAACAGGCGCTCATTACATGTATTTGCAATGGAGCAAGATCGACGTAGGTGCCCCTGACTTTAGAGAGGCTAATAGGCTGTTTTTTATATTCTGGGAGGCTTGTAAGATTGACAAAAGGTGTTACGGCATGTGTTACTTAAAGAATAGGCGTTCTGGCTTTTCTTTTATGAGCTCGGCTGAGACTGTTAACTTAGCTACTATTTCAAGTGACTCTAGATATGGAATACTGTCTAAAAGTGGAGCTGATGCTAAGAAGATGTTTACCGATAAGGTTGTACCTATATCTATCAACTATCCTTTCTTTTTTAAGCCAATACAAGATGGTATGGACAGACCTAAGTCTGAGCTAGCGTATCGTGTACCAGCGAGTAAGTTTACTCGTAAAAAAATAGAAACTAACGAGAAGCTAGAAGAAATAAAAGGTCTTGACACTACTATTGACTGGAAGAACACAGGTGACAACAGTTATGATGGTGAAAAGCTAGCGCTGCTAGTACACGATGAGAGTGGTAAATGGGAACGACCAGATAACATACTCAACAACTGGCGAGTTACAAAAACTTGCCTTAGACTAGGTAGTAGGATTATAGGTAAATGTATGATGGGTTCAACATCTAACTCTTTAGACAAAGGTGGTGAAAACTTCAAAAAGTTATACAACGACAGTAGTGTCACTAAAAGAAATAGAAATGGTCAAACAAAGTCTGGTTTATATTCTCTGTTTATCCCAATGGAATGGAACTTCGAAGGATTTATTGATGAGTTTGGACAGCCTGTGTTCACTACTCCCCAACGAGAATCTCGTGGACCCGACGGTGAACTTATAGACATAGGTGTTATTGACCATTGGGAAAACGAAGTAGATGGTTTAAAAGAAGATCAAGATGCTTTAAACGAGTTTTATCGACAGTTTCCTAGAACCGAAGAGCACGCTTTTAGAGATGAAACAAAAAATAGTCTGTTCAACTTGACTAAAATATACGAACAGATAGATTATAACGAAGGAATTAGAAATTCTGCTGTAGTGACAGTAGGATCTTTTTCTTGGGCTAACGGAATAAAGGATACCAAAGTTGTATTTAATCCAGATCCTAACGGTAGGTTTAAAGTAAGTTGGGTTCCGAATGGATCTATGCAAAATAGATTTATAATTAAAAATGGAGTTAAGTACCCAGCGAACGAGCACATGGGTGCATTTGGTTGTGATAGTTATGATATTAGTGGAACAGTTGATGGTAGAGGATCTAATGGTGCTCTCCACGGTTTAACTAAGTTTTCTATGGATGATTCACCACCAAATCACTTCTTTTTAGAATATGTTGCTAGACCACAGACCGCTGAAATATTTTTTGAAGATGTTTTAATGGCATGCGTTTTTTATGGTATGCCTTTGCTTTGTGAGAATAATAAACCTAGACTTTTATATCACTTTAAGAGAAGAGGTTATAGAGGCTTTAGTATGAATAGACCTGACAAGGTTTGGAACAAACTATCTGTTACTGAAAAAGAAATAGGTGGTATACCGAACTCTAGTGAGGATATTAAGCAAGCTCACGCTGCTGCGATTGAAATGTATATAAACGATCATGTTGGAATTAAGTCTGACGGGAATTACGGTAATATATATTTTAATGAAACTTTAAACGAATGGGCTAAGTTTGATATAAACAAAAGAACTAAGTTTGATGCGTCTATAAGTTCTGGGTTAGCTATAATGGCTTGTAATAGACACTTGTATTATCCAAAGGCAGATAGTCAAGTTTCTAAGGTAAATTTAAAAATTTCAAGATACAGTAACAAAGGTTACTACTCTAAGATAATTGAATAAATATGAAATCACCAAATAATTATTTTCCTAGCCAAGCCGTTAGTGACTTGGAAAAAGTAAGCTTTGACTACGGATTAAAAATAGCCAAAGCTATTGAGTCGGAGTGGTTTGACAGCGGTAGCCAAGGTCATAGGTCAAGGCGTTACGAAAACAACGCTAACAGCTATAGAAACCTAAGGTTGTATGCTAGAGGAGAACAGTCTATTCAAAAGTATAAAGATGAACTATCTATAAACGGTGACTTAAGCTACTTGAACTTAGACTGGAAGCCTATACCTATAATCCCTAAGTTTGTAGATATAGTTGTCAATGGTATGGCGGATAAGGATTACTCTATAAAAGCTTTCTCACAAGATCCTTACGGAGCTAGTAAGAGAACGCAATATATGGAGTCTATAATGAAAGACATGGAGCTTAAGAGTTTGAAAGATTTTTCTTTGAAAGAGCTTGGCGTAAATACTTATGAAAACGATCCGTCTAAACTTCCACAGGACGTTGAAGAGTTAGCTTTGCACATGCAGTTAACTTACAAGCAGGAAGCTGAAATTGCGCAAGAGCAAGCTCTAAGTGTTTTAATGGAAGGTAACAAGTTTGACTTAATTAGAAAAAGATTTTTCTATGACTTAGCAGTGTTAGGTATAGGCGCTTCTAAAACTTCTTTTAATACTTCTGAAGGTCTTGTTATAGACTACGTAGATCCAGCTAATCTAGTATATTCCCACACAGATTCTCCTTATTTCGAGGATATATACTACGTTGGAGAGGTGAAGCTTGTTCCAATAAACGAGCTGGCAAAACAGTTTCCGCATCTAACAGATAGTGAGCTAAAAGAAATAGTTGAAAAAAATAGTCCTAGTAATAGAAACACACGTCAAAAGTACGGTGATCACGATAGTAATGTTGTTCAAGTTTTATACTTTAACTACAAGACCTACATGAATAACGTATATAAAATTAAAGAAACTGGCGCTGGATTAGAGAAGGCCGTAGAAAAAGATGATTCGTTCAATCCACCTGAAAACGAAAACTTCTCTAGAATAGCAAAGCAAATAGAAGTTCTATACGATGGTGCTTATATACTTGGATCTAATAAGCTGGTCAAATGGGAGATGTGTAAAAACATGGTTAGGCCTAAAAGCAACTTTACTAAAGTTAAAATGAACTACTCTATAGTAGCACCTAGAATATATGAAGGTAGAATAGAGTCTTTAGTAAGCCGCATAACAGGTTTCGCTGATATGATACAGTTGACACACTTGAAGCTGCAGCAAGTTATGGCTAGATTAATACCTGACGGTGTTTATTTAGATGCAGATGGATTAGCTGAAATAGACTTAGGTAATGGAACAAATTACAACCCGCAAGAAGCTTTAAACATGTTTTTTCAAACGGGTTCTGTTATCGGTAGATCACTGACTGCTGATGGAGATATGAATCCTGGTAGAGTTCCAATACAAGAGATTAGATCTGGTAGCGGTGGACAGAAAATGCAAAGCTTGATAGGTAACTACAACTACTACTTGCAAATGATAAGAGACGTAACCGGGCTAAACGAGGCTAGAGACGGATCTACTCCTGATAAGAATTCTTTGGTAGGACTTCAAAAAATGGCAGCGCAAAATTCTAATACAGCCACAAGGCATATACTGCAAGCTGGCATGTTCTTAGTCAGCGACGTTCTAGAATCTTTGTCTTTAAGAATATCTGACGTATTAGAGTTTTCTCCTACTAAGGACGCTTTTTTACAAGCTATTGGTTCTCACAGTGTAGCAAACCTAGAAGAACTTTCTGAAATGCATCTTTATGATTTTGGTATATTTTTAGAGCTATCCCCAGATGAAGAAGACAAGCAACTTTTAGAAAATAATATACAACAATCTATACAGCAAGGAAGTATTGACTTAGAGGATGCTATAGACGTTAGAGATATTAAAAACATAAAGCTAGCTAATCAAGTTTTAAAGCTGAGACGTAAAAAGAAGCAAGAAGCAGCGGCTGCAATGCAACAACAAAACGCGCAACAGCAACAGCAAATGAATGCTCAATCTCAACAAGCGGCAGTGCAAGCAGAACAAGCAAAGCAACAAGCTATTGCTCAAAGCAAGATACAAGTAGAGCAAGCGCTTAATCAATTTGCAGCTCAAAAAATGGCTGCTGAGGTTAATGCTAAAAAAGAGTTGATGGGTATTGAGTTTTATTATAACACTGAAATTCAGAAGATGCAGCAACAGTTACTTGTTGGTAAGGAAAAAGAAAAAGAAAATAGAAAAGACGAAAGAACTAGAATACAAGCTTCACAACAGAGTGAGCTTATAGAACAGAGAAAAACAGGTGGAACACCTAAAAAGTTTGAGTCGTCAGGTAATGATATACTTGGTGGCGGATTTGGCTTAGAGTCATTTGGACCTAAGTAATTATTAATTTATATTTTATATTATGCAAGAAGAAAAAGACATTGACGAAGGTCAATTAGAAGAAGCACAAACGGAAGAACAAGCTGTAGATCAGGTATCGGAAGAGACTGCTGTAGAGCAGGAAGAGGTTATTGAGAAAGAATCTCATGTATCTTATAAGGAAGACGGTACGATTGTTGTAAACATGGATATGATCGACAACCCACAAGACGTTGAGCCACAGCAGGAGATTGAAGAGATAATGCAAACTTCACAAGAGGAAGCTCAAGTTGAAGAATCTACCGAAGAAGTTGTTGAAGATCTAGCTGAAGAAGCTATAGAAGCTATAGAACAATCAGAATCTACAGGTCAACCGCTACCAGAAAACATACAGAAGCTGGTTGGTTTTATGGAGGAGACAGGTGGAACTCTTGAAGATTATGTTAACTTAAATAAAGATTACAGCAAAGTAGATAGCCTAACAGCACTACACGAATACTACAAAGTGACTAAACCACACTTAGAAGCTGAAGAAATAAACTTTTTAATTGAAGACTCTTTTGATTTTGACGAAGACGTTGATGACGAGAGAGATATTAAAAGAAAGAAACTAGCGCTAAAAGAGCAGGTTGCCAGCGCGAAGGCCTACTTAGACGGGCAAAAGTCTAAATATTACGAAGAAGTTAAAGCTGGGTCAAGGCTAACGCCTGAAGCTCAAAAAGCTATAGACTTTTTCAACCGATACAACAAAGAATCGGAAGACAGTAAAGCTAAGATTCAAAAGAATAAATCTAAGTTTGACAAGAAGACCAGTGAGGTTTTCAACCAACAATTCAAAGGTTTTGAATACAACGTTGGTGACAAAAGATTTAATTTTAAGATTAGTGATGTAGAAAAGGTTAAAACTCAACAAAGTGATATTAACAATTTTCTTGGAAAGTTTCTAGGAAAAGATAACTCACTAGAGAAGGCCGATGAATATCACAAGTCAATCTTTACAGCTATGAACGCAGACTCAATTGCTAAGCACTTTTATGAGCAAGGTAAAGCGGATGCTATCAAGAGCACGGTAAAGAATAGCAAAAATATTGATATGGGCCCAAGAGAAACTCAAAGAGAGTTTGGCACTGACGGTATTAAAGTAAGAGTCTTAGGAGATAATTCTTCTGATTTTAAGTTTAAAATTAAAAACAAAAAATAATTTAACTTTAAAAACATTTAATTATGGCAATTACAAATGGAAATGGTTTGAACGTACAGCCAGCTACAGGTCAGCAGGCTTTATCGACGAACTATTTAGATCTAGCCTCAACGGCAGGTCAAGGATGGGCACAACAATACGTTCCAGATCTTATGGAAAAGGAAGCGGAAATTTATGGCCCAAGAACAATCTCAGGATTTTTAGGACAAGTTGGAGCTGAAGAGGCAATGACTGCTGACCAAGTTGTTTGGTCTGAACAAGGTAGACTACACTTATCTTACACTGGTGACGTTAACGATGAAGATGCTGCTGCTGGTGGTGTTATTCTAATTGAAAATGACATCGATGGAAATGATATTGGAACTGATCACGGTATTAGAGTTGGTGATACTCTTTTAATAGCACACTCTGGTCTTGGTACTACTATTAAGGCTGTTGTTACTGCTGCACCACGAGGTGTAACTGGTGGTACTCACGACTTAGTTACAATAGCTGTTTACGGTTTTGCTAACTTAGCTGCGGCTGGTTTTACTGAAGCTGATACTTCAACAGGACAACTTACTATTTTAGTTTACGGTTCTGAGTTTAAGAAAGGTGATAACTACGACGGCGCTTCCTCAAGAGGATCTAACGAGCCTGGGTTTAAATCTTTTACTAACAAGCCAATTATCTTAAAAGACAACTACGTAGTATCAGGATCTGATGCTTCTAGAATTGGTTGGGTAGAAGTTGCTTCTGAAGCAGGTCAGTCTGGGTATTTATGGTACTTAAAAGCTGAAGCTGATACAAGAGCACGTTTCACTGATTACTTAGAAATGAGTATGCTTGAAGCTAAAGTCGGTGGTTTTGTTGGTACTTATGCTGCTAATACAGAACAGTACGGGTCAGAAAACATTGCGGATACAACTGACACTCACTTTGGTTTAACTGATGGCACAGCTACAGGTACTCAAGGTTTGTTCGACGCTATTGAAACTCGTGGTAATGTTACTTCTGGTATTACAGGTGTTAACGCTGCTACTGATTTAGCTGAGTTCGATGCTATCTTAGCAGAATTTGACAAGCAAGGTGCTATTGAAGAAAACATGTTATTTGTTAACCGTCAGGCTAGCTTGGCAATGGACGATATGTTAGCTTCTATGAATTCTTATGGTGCTGGTGGTACTTCTTACGGAGTATTCGAAAACGATGAGGATATGGCGTTAAATTTAGGTTTTTCTGGATTCAGAAGAGGTTCTTACGACTTCTACAAGTCTGACTTTAGATACTTAAACGATTTAGCTACACGTGGTGGTATTAACGCTGCTGCTGGTGCTAACGCTATCCGTGGGGTTATTATTCCTGCAGGTACTTCAACTGTATACGATCAGTCTTTAGGAAAGAACCTTAAGCGTCCTTTCTTACACGTTCGTTACAGAGCTTCTCAAGCTGATGACCGTAGATTCAAAACTTGGACTACTGGATCTGTTGGAGCAATGACATCTGCTTTAGACGCGATGGAAATCCACTTCTTATCAGAGAGATGTTTGATCACTCAAGGTGCAAACAACTTTATGTTAATGAAGTAGGCAATATTACTTAGAGAAGGGGATTAATTTCCCCTTCTTTATTTTTTTTTATTAACTATTATTATATTATATTATGGCTAAAAAGCAAACAACAAACAAGGTTGAGGTAGAACAACCAGAATTAAAAGCTACAAATGAAATGCAAGAGGTTTTTGTTGAAGAACCTACTAAAGCAGAAGTTAAAAAACCTAAATGGGATGTTAAAGATAGGACTTACTATTTAAAATCCCGTCAAAAACCTTTATCAAGAAGCATAAAGTCTACAGACATTTACTACTTTGATGAAGAAGAAGGCTATCAAAGAGAGCTTAAGTATTGCAAAAACCAGCAAACTAGCTTCGTAGATGAAATGAAAGGTGATCAAAGGCTTTCTCATATTATTTTTAGAAATGGCGCATTGTTTGTGCCTAAGCAAGATACTGTTTTGCAAAAACTACTGTCTTTATACCACCCGCATAAAGATAAACTTTACTTTGAGCATAAGCCTATTGCTATAGCTGAAGACCAAATAGAAGTTTTAGAAATGGAAATTGAAGCTTTAGACTTAGCTAGATCTATAGATTTAGATATGATGGAAGCAATTATGAGAGTAGAAGTTGGATCTAGAGTATCAGAGATGAGTTCTAAGGAATTGAAAAGAGATTTACTACTATTTGCACGTAGAAAACCAAGATTGTTCTTAGAACTATTAAGTGACGATAACGTTCAGCTAAGAAACTTTGGAATAAAAGCAACTGAGCTTAAAATTATTAAACTATCACAAGATCAAAGACATTTTGTTTGGGGATCTAACGATAGAAAATTAATGACAGTACCATTTGATGAGCATCCATACTCAGCTTTAGCCTCTTGGTTTAAGACAGATGAAGGAATGGAAGTGTATTCTAACATTGAAAAGCGATTAAACGCGTAATTACTTATAGGAGGGCAGCCACTCTTCGGGGTGGTTGCTTAACTATAAATAATTTACAATGGCAATAAACGTAAACAGAGTATATCAAGCAGTACTAGATATTGCAAATAAAGAGCAGAGAGGATACATTACACCAAAAGAGTTTAATGTTTTTGCTAACCATGTTCAAGACGAAATTTTTACGTCTTACTTTCACAGATCATCAACATTTGGTCAAGGTGCCCCAAACGATTCTGAGCACTCTGATCCTCACGATATAGCGCAAGAGAAAATAGAGTACTTTGAGCAAGAGGTTCCAGGATCTTTACTCTCTGTCCCTAACGATATTATTAGAATGAAAACTCCTTCTGACTTCTACAAGATGCAGACAGTTATGGTAGATAGAAACCTTGTTGGAGCAGGTGGAAAAGGGCGAAAAGGATTTTTTACAATAAATCAAGCTGAATACGTTAGTAAAAAAGAGCTGATAAGTCTAATGGGCTGTAAAATAAACAGGCCAACAATAAAAAGACCTGTATATACTTTTGAAGGAAAGAAAAATGATTTTATTAGAGCGTATGGAGCAAGTGGATTTCCAAATAACTACTCTGCCGAACAAGGTATAGGCTACAGTAACGACGAGAATGCAACTAGTCTCGAGGCTTTTAGTCAACCGAGTCTTCAAATAGCTGGATCCTTAAATATACCTAGTGTTGCAATAAATATAACTTACATAAGAAAACCATTATTAGTTGCTTGGGGATACACTGTAATTCAAATCAATGCTACTAACATATCAAACGAGCATCCACTTTACAGTCCTTCTAAATCTGTAGACTTTGAAATACATCACTCAGAATTCACGAACGTAGTGGCTAAAATACTAATACTAGCTGGCGTCAAACTAAAGCAAGCTGACATTGCTCAGGTTGGAAAATCAACTGTTGCGGAACAAAATCAAATAATGAGATAATATGCCAAACAACTTTCAAAACGATTACTACGCTTGGGCTAATGGCTCGATAGACTCAGGAAATCAAAGTCTAGATCAGTATAACACTGTATCTGTAGACGATGTTATAAATGGATTTATGATTTCATACGTAGGCGAAGATAAAGTTATAAGAAAAGCAAATAGAACTGAAGTTGCTTTCTTTGCACAAAGAGGAATACAAGAATTGTCTTACGACACCTTGCCTAGCGAAAAAGCTTACGAGTTCACAGTTCCTAACTCCTTAACTTGGCAGTTACCAAAAGACTATGTTAACTACACTAAGATAGCAAAATACGACAACACTGGACTAGAGAGAATTCTTTATCCAGAGCGAAAGTCTAGCGATCCTTTTTCCATAAAGCAAGAAACTAATGGAGATCCATCTTTCGATCTTGGAACAACTGGTGTAACTGGTGGTGGTCCAGACGGTGTAGCTGACATGCTAAGCTTTTCTAAAAACCACGAGATAATAGCATCTTGCACTATTACTTCTATAGAAAATGTTAGTAGTCCTGCAAATCCAACATACACTTTATCTAACTTCACTTTTGGCTCCATATCAGACATAGTGCCTGGCACAAATCTTCTATACAATGGAAACAACGAGCTTTACGTTGCTGGACAAACTCCTGAAAACATAGGTGTAATCCAAGTAATAAATGACGTTAACGATAACGACGCAGACCCTACGGTTGTACTTAACGCAGCTCCATTTTTTGGTCTGCAAGGAGAACTAACCGACACTATACATTTTGTTAAGTATGAGTCTAAGATGTGGAAAAGTCTTCAGTCTGGTTCTACGGCTAACTCTAATACAAGCTTGAGCTTTGACCCAACGATAGATAATGATCTACTAGATATTAACGGAAGAAGATACGGCATAAACCCAGAAAGAGCTCAAGTAAATGGATCTTTCTACATAAACAACCAGCAAGGTAGAATACACTTTAATTCTAACTTAGTTGGTGAAAAAGTAATACTAAAGTACATAAGTGACTCTATGGGAAGTGGCCACGAGGCTAAAGTTCATAAGTTCGCGGAAGAAGCATTGTACAAACATGTGGAGTACAATCTAGCTTCTGTAAGATCTTACGTGCCACAAGGAGTTAAAGCCGTGCTTAAGAAAGAAGCTAGAGCTTCTAAAAGAAACGCAAAACTTAGATTGTCTGGTTACAAGATGGAAGAGTGGACACAAATACTAAGAAACCAAGGCAAACACATTAAAAATTAAATATGGCAGAGTTAAGAAGAGGTTTTACTAAAGGAGGTATGAATCTTGATATTGACGAAAGGTTAGTTCCTAAGGGTCAATATAGAGAAGCCGTTAACACGAGATCTGGTACAGCTACTGAAGGTAACGAAGGATCATTAGAGCCTGTTGAAGGTGTGTTCGAACAAGATGCTGACGGTGCACTAGGCGTTTCACCAGATGAAGGCGCTAAAGTAGTTGGAACTTGTGTTGATAAGTCAAGTGAATTTGCTTACCACTTAGTTAAAGAATCTACTTTTGACGAAGTAAACGACTCTAGAGTTAAGGCAGATGCTATATATGAGTTTCAACCAAATCAAGCTGGTGTATCTGGTAAAAGCTTAAGGGTTTTTAATGATGTTTGGGAAATATCTACTGAGGCTGGAGTAGTATCTACGGATCTAGACACCGGCCAAACTTTCATATTGTATCCAAACGCTAATAGCTTAAACAATCTCGACATAAGAGAGAATATGAGAATTCTCACTTGCAGCGCTAACTTTGTAACTAACGATGAAGAGCAAATAAATGTGTCTACAGACTCTGCTTTTTTTGTAGACTACATAGACAGAGCTCAATTAAAAGTGTACGTTAAAGATGCACACGGAAAGTTTAATGCTGCACTCAACGGCGTTCCAACTCACTTTAAGTTTGTATCTAAAAGAATTCTTAGATTTGATGGACATTTAATTACTGGCCTTAACGTTTTTGATGGTATGTTGTTTTTCACTGACAACCAGAACGAACCTAAAAAGTTTAATATAAAAAAGTGCAAGTTAGGATCTTTAAGTACGCACACAGATTTAGATGGAGCAAACTCGTACGACCCAATCTCACCAGCGTGGATAACAAGCACTGTAAATAAAAAATACTTTCATACTAGGCTTTTAGTAGAAAATTCAAAAAGTATAGTAGGAGCGCTTGGCGTTCCTTATTACCAAAATAAAGGACCATTTGCAGAGTCTCACGCTACTGTTATAAGACCTAATCCAGAAGAGCATATCAAAGTAAGGACTAGCGCAGATACATTTGTGTCTGAGTCAGTTAGCTTTAATGGACCAACGCAAGGTGTTATGACGCATCCGTTTGCAATACATCCAACCGCACAACCTGGAGATCAAATAACTTTCTTAGTAGCATATATTAATGAAATAGGTATGTGCGAAAATGACGAATCAAATCAACAGCCAGACGCTGGTGTTGGTGAGCCTATCTATGGGCTTGGCGCTTTTACAGTTTACTTTGGTAATCCGCAAGCGTTTAACGAAATTCAAGGAAACCTAACGCTAAAAGTAGACAGTGCGTTAGTTAGGGCGGGTAGAGATGTAGGATTATACGCAGATGACTATGCAATCGGTGCTTTGGAGTCTGCGAATCTCATAGAGCTAGATACCACGTTTGGTTATCATGGCTTCGAGTTTGAAGATCAATATAACGACTATCTTGTAGCTGAAAACCTAACGTCAGGCAGTAGTGTTATTGCTAGCAATCCAAGCAACTATCATTTAACTAGTCAGTTCTATAATTTGCAAGACAATTCTAGCTTATCAGGTGGTGCACACACGCTTAAGGCTATGTTTAGTGATTACGTAGATATACTAGGTCCAGCACAAAATTTTGATAACTCATTGTTTGGAGCTGAAGAAATGTTTCAAGATCCTGATCACCATGCTGGAGGTTATTTATCTAACTTCATGGTTAGTAATCCAACTGGTACCGCAAACAGTTTTCACTACCATATTGGTATTGGAGAGTTTTTTGACCCTAAAAACCCTAAGTCGTCCCCTAACGTTGTACAGGAATTCCTTGGAAATAACGTTGACAACGTTGATCTTGAAGAGTCACAATACGGTAGCTTAGCTGTTGGTAATATGGATCAGCCAAATAGCCTTGGAGGATTATACGTTAGAGGTGGTTTACTATCACAGTCTAATATTATACAAGGATACAACGACAATCAGCCGTCAGCAACAATTAGCCAGTTTTGGGGTACAGGCAATGTGGATGATAGATTTCACAACGGTGAAATGGAAATAAACGAAGTTGGTGTACCAATTCCTACTGCTCCAGGTCAATTCGTTACTCCACCACACGGATTTAAAGAGGGAGACATTGTTACTCTTAGAGGTAGAGGTAACATGATAGATAGTAGTGCTGTAGGAAGACTAAAAAGTCAAAAGTCAGACGGTACTAACTACTATACTTACCCTAACACGCTTTCGACAACTAATAGCATGAACTCTACAACTACCTTCAAT